AGGAAGCTGTAATCCGCCACGAGGATCTCGAGAGCCCTCTGAGCGATTACATTGGCATTCGTTGTTCCGATTGAGTTGGCCATTGTAGTGTTCTCCTAGTTGGGCCTTACAGCCCGAGTTTGCGGAGCAGTTCCGACCGACGGGCCGGGGACTTTTCCGCGTTGAATTGATTAAGGATTTCTGCCCGGCCGAGCGGTTGGCTCGATTCAGCGGGAACCGCCACTGCACCAGCAGCGTCGGCCTTGGCTTTTTCCAAAGTGGTCACGGCCTTGTCGGCCTTTTCGTCGGACTTGGCGCTCATTCCGTAAGGTTTGGCCATGTCTTCAGCGGGAGCTTCCGGAGTTTCGGTGACGTCCTGAGTTGCGTCGGCTTTCATCAGCGCAAGCAGCTCGGCCAGCATTCCGGCGATGTCGGTCAAAGTAGGTTCGGCCATTTTTTCCTCGGGCTTGTCGGCAGGTTTATCGGCAGGCATTTCGGCCAGCTCGGCTTTCACTTCGACAACGGGAGCTTCAACGGCAGGAGCTGCGACCTCGGCCACGACGGCCGGCGCGATCTCCTCTTTCTTCACTTCGACAGACGCTTCGTTCATTTGCAGTTTTTTCATGTCAACCGCTGTGAACGCAGAAAACATTCCGGCGGGGTTGGCGGCCGGGGTGCTGACCACGCTGATGTCGTAGATCTCGGTTACCCTGGCGAAACGATCTCCGCCGATTTCCTCCGGGACGCCGCTGAACGTAAGGGATAGGCCAAATCCTTCCGGGAGTACCTGCGCCAAGTGCTGAACGAACTGTGCTTCGTTGGTATTGAATAGGGTCAGATCGCCCATGAGGCGTTCACCTTCAATCCTGAAACCGTCGATATAACCAAGGATCCCGGAGACCTCGGCCCCGTGGCCCATGGTCACTTTAATCCGCTTCATGGAATTCGCCACTTCGAGCGCCTGCTCGAGCGACTTTTGATCGATCAGCAGATTGTGGCCTTTGGCCTCGCCGATCGTAAGAATAGAAACGTTTGAGAGTTTGTTGGCCATGCAGGCCAACGCGTGTCAATTATTCCTCGCGGTTAATTCGCCTCATTTGAGCAGCCGCCCATGTCTGACCAGCATCCCCTCCCCATAGCGCCCAAGCTATTCTGCCGGCTGATGGGAATCCCTGCTCACCTGGGCTAAATCCTTTGCCATTCTTATCGACTTCATGTCTTGAGAAGTAGCTGTGCATTCGAGCGATGGTCGAATCGGGAAAGTCAACGTTATTGATGATGTCTCTGGCCCTTGCAACGCCGACAAGTGTTCCGCCGCGTTTGTGTTTCTTGCGCCATTCCAGCCCGCGCTTGGCCTCGGCAATCATGCCGGCGGTGGGTTTGGCTAATTCAATTTTTTCTTTTTTTTTACGCCAAGCCCAACGGCCTTTGCCACCATATCGAATTCCTTAGCTGAAAGATTGAAGTCCGGGTCGTCCTTCATCGTGAAGGATTCTGTCTGTGGCTTGGCTGACAGTTTCATCTGCCGAACGCACACGGCCGTCCGTTGTGCCGCGTCAGGGAATTCCTTGTTCATGGTTGGATTTCCCATGCACCGGCCCATGAAATTGTCGTCGCTTTCGCCCGGATTCTGTGTGGGAAGATCCAGTTCAACCTTCGCTTCCAGATCTGTCTTGGACGTGAAGCGCAGTTTGCACGCAGTCTGCCGTTTTTCTTGGTCGGGATATTCTTTGACCATCGCTCGGTCGGTCATGCACCGATTCATGAAAGCGCTTTCGTTTTCGCCGATGCTGGGATCGGGCATGTTGAATTCCGTTTTTTTATTGAATCGAAGTTTGCATGCGTCCTGCCGGTTGTCCTGATCCGGGTACTCCTTGACCATGGCGCGGTCAGTCATGCAGCGATCCATGAAAGCGGATTCGTTTTCGCCAACGGTAGGATCCGGCATGTTGAATTCCGTCTTTGATGTGAAGCGCAATTTGCACGCAGTCTGCCTTTTATCCTGATCGGGATATTCCTTGATCATGCTTGTTTCGGTCATGCAGCGATCCATGAAAGCGGATTCGTTTTCGCCCGGGGTTGGGTCGGGCATGTTCAGTTCGACCACGGCCGACAGCTCCGCGTCCGGCCCTGCGTTCGGATCCTTTTCAGGATTCACCGGAGTGGGTTCGTCGATGGCGGGAGCTTCTTTGACTGCTTCGACCGGAGCCGCCACGTCAGTCTGCGGCGTGACGGTTCCGATGGATGCGATGAATTCCCGTTCTTTTGCAATCTGTCTGACCTGTTCTTCCCAGTCGAGGCCAAGCTCCCCAAAGTAGTCCTGCAAGGAGGATAGGCCCGCTTTATAGTCCTCGCGCGCCTGCTGTGCCTCACGCCCGGCGTCCACCGTAAGCGACTTAGGAGTCTGCCACGTGACCTTTGCGTAGTCTTCGACGGCCGGCAGGTCGCCGTTGGCAATCGCTCCTCCAATGAAATAACGCCACGCCCGATTGCAAAATCTGTCGATCAGTAGGCGCTGGCGCTGTTCAAAACGGCGCTGCGCTTTGGCCACGATGAACCGCATTCCTGCGCCGCCGACGCTGGCCGGGTCATAAACGAATTCCACCGGAAGACCCAGCCCCATCGCCACGTCACGGATTAGAAACTTTGCGAACGGTTCAAAGCCGGCGTGCGGCCGGTTCGGCCCGACCATCTCAATCTTTTCGCCCGGGGCCAGCCGCGGGATCGTGGCCGAGCTTGTGATTTCCTCGCGGGCGATTGTGCTTTCGCCGGTATCCTGCGCCTGCACGGTTCCAAAAAATCCGCCCTGCCCTGCCAGCTCATCGCCTTCGTTTGTCGTGATGACAGCGGCAATCGAGCCCTGAAGTTTCAGCGCATCCTTTTCAAATTCTCCCAACATTTTCAGATCTCGGACGTGATTCAACGCACGGGCCAGTGACGATCCTCCGCGGATCTGGTCAGGCCGTTCAAGTTCCATGAGATGAATGACGGTATCTGCACCGAGCTTTCGATACAGTTCGCCGGTTTGGATTAGGTAGGCGGTGGGTTCACCCAGCTTTCCAAGGAACACGCCGTCGGCGGTTCCGTAGTCGTCGCCTTCGCATACCCGGTGACCTTCGACGATTTGCAGTTTCCCCTTCTCAGTCATGACGACGAAGACGTCGCCGTCCACGTCGATGGATCGCGAGAGAGTCAGCAGCATGTCCGTCCAGGTCATTCGGCCAGTGACCTCAGGAGATGGCGCGACCATGTCCCGCCAGTATTCCTCACAGAGTCTTCCAAATTCCTGATCTGTTCCGCGGTATTGTGGGCGCAGTCCGGGCCCGATCGAGTATGTGGCAATCGAATCGACTGCGCCTTTAATTAGACCGACGTTGCGGTACATGTGCCGCGCAAGTTTGAGAAGTTCCGTCCGGGTCGCTTCGTTAAGATCGAGGCGTGAATCGCGGGCGTGCGCTCCGTAAATGACCGGGCGTTTCCGTGAAAATCCTGCGCCCTCGTAAGGTTGGAACGTGCTGATTCCAGCCCCGAATCCTGCGCCGAACGCCTTGATCCCTGCACCCATCCGGGCCACGAGTGAAACCTTTTTCGACATAATCAACTGTCCAGAATGTAAGAAAACGAAGCGCTGGTGCGTGTGACCTGTACGCCGTTCAGGTAATCAATGGCAGCCTGAAACAGTTCGACGCGTTCGGTGGGTTTCATGTCGATTTGAAAACTGGCGGATTGTCCGCCCGCCGACGTTCCCACCAAAGCACGCCCGGAAGCTGCGCCGGTCATGGCCGAGTTTCTGTCGGCCGCCAGATTGGTCAGCGCTGTCGCTGTAACCCCGGAGGCTTGTGCCAGGTAGTTGGTAGCGACGGCCCGGGTAAGTCTGCGGGAAATGGCCATCACTCGCCCGTGGGTGTCAACGATTCCTCATCGAGCGCGGCCGTCGGCCTGATGATTTTCCCATATACGGCAAAGCCGGCCAGATAGGTCTCGCAGTCATACAAGTGATCCTGACGGCTTTTGATTCGCACCCATTCGTAGAGATCCTTGCCGGTCTTTCGATTGATACGGTGGATCTTTTTGTGGGAGCTCATGTGTTCTTTGTATTGTGGCGAAACGTCGTGCGCCACTTCCCACAGCGGCCCCTGCCCACGGCGTAGCCATGCCAGCAAATCCTGACAGGCCGGGGAGCTGAGCAGGATCAGCATGCATCCGGCGTCGGTGGGCTGCGTTGCGCTGTGGACTGACTTCATCCGACCACGTGGAGTTTCAATCCAATAGAATGGGCGCTCCTCACCTTTCAACGCCGTGAACTTATAGCGGGCCGCGATCCGGTATGTGTCTTGCGCTTCAAACCCTGAGTCGATGCAGACGTGCCTCGGATCCACGCCGAGCTCGTGAAGTGTTTGCGCCACGTCCTCGATCGTTCGTCGTCGCCCTTCTTCGATCAATCGGCTCGATCCGTCCCGGGCGAACGCACGCACGACGAACCAGTATTCGTCGATCTGTCTATCTATGGCCGCAAGTTTTATATGTTCCGTTTCCCATGATTGCCTTTTTGCAAAAGCGCCCGCGGGAATGTCCACAGTCTTGTCGTCGTCGAATTGATCCTCCCACGGCATCGCGCTCCACCCGTTCACGAATCCCTGCAATCCGTGCAGATAATGTTTTTCCGTCAGGAACTTTTTGGCGCAGTCGGCGATCGTCACGCTCAATGAGTAGTACGACGGCAGCCGGAAGCTACGCCGTCCCGGTTCGGCGTTTGGATTGTTAGCCACCCACTTCCCCTGCTCGATTGCCTTGCGCCGTTCGCCCTCCGTCCACGGGTGATCGCATTTTGTGCAGTGATACCGTGCAGTCTCTCCTACCTTTTTCATGTCCCACTTTCCGTTTGCGTCCCGGGCTGCGTCGTCCCATCGCACCTGCCCGAATTCCATCGCCTGCGATTCGTTGCAGGCCGGACATGGCACGTGATAGGTCTCCTGAGATCCGGCCAGATAGTTCGTCCAAATATCGCCTGTGCTGAGTGTGGGTGTGCTGGTCAGAACGTGTTTGCGTGCCGGGAACGCCTTCGTGCGTTCTAGACATAGCGACATGGCGGAAGTTTCCTTATCGGTAGGCGGCGCAAACTTGTCGAGCTCGTCAAGCACGGCGATGCAGACAGGACGGCTTGAGATGTTGGCCGGACTGTTTGATCCGGTTAGCGTCAGCGTGCAATTCAGGAACTGCATTTCCAGATTGGCAAAGTCGTCGCTGTCGTATGGAAACAGCGCTTTGACCGGCTTGCATTTTTCAAAGAT